TTACCCCAACCTGTAACGTATTGAGAATTACCTGGAGTTTTTTGTATTCTTTCTAACTCTTCGTTTGAAAGGTTTGGAAACTGCTTTTTTAATTCAGGTATTGTTACAGCTTTTACTTCTCCTACATAATATATGTCTTCAAAGTTTGGATCTTCTGTATAAGAGTAAACCATATAAGCTGGATCAACGTAATCTACAACTATACCTTGTGATTTATCAAACCTAGTTTTAGTAGCTCCTATACCTATAACGGTTAAGTCTTGAGCTATTCTTTTCTTTGTTTCATCAAATTTATTACCTGCTAGAACGTTATTTATAACTTCTTCCTCAGCTACTTCTACGTTTTGCTTATAAGTCATCTGCATGTGTAGATCAAGCTCTTCATCGCTTTCGGGTAGATCTTCCATATTTTGAGTTCTAGAAAAATCCATACCTAAGTTTTCTTGTAAGTTAACAAGAGCTTTTTTGGTATTCATATCCTGCTCTATAGCTTGTGCATAGTCTGTTCTGTTTTTTACAGAAAAAGGATCTTGAGCGTAAGCTGTTATATCGTATGATTTATTAGACAATCCATTAGCAACTATGTCTACAAACTTAGATATAATAGGAACAGGTGTCCAGTCTAAGTTCAAGTATGATAAATCACCATTTATAGATAATTCATTTTTATACTTTTGAACACTTTGCTCTCCTCTAGCATATAATCTTAATTGATGAAAATTACTATAATACTTAGCATATCTGTTTCCGGATCTTCCTCCTTGAAACCACTCTTGCTCTATGGCTCTACCCACTTGTATACCGTAATCTAGACTTGCTTTTTCTTCATCGCTAACTACTTGACTAGGGAATGAACTATAAGTATTAGTTTGTATCTTCATTTATTTAATCATTTTTGATGACGCGCCTGTGTTGTCATATTTTTTTATACCTAAGTTTATACTTTTATATTCTTTTTTAGCTGTTGGTGTGTATCTATTCTTGTTACATGCCATTAAAGCTAAACCAGAACTTATGGAAGCATCATGTTTTGTTCTGTTATTTATATTAAATTTAGCCCAATCTTCTAAGGTTCTTTGAAAGTACATGTCTCCATAACCTCCTTCAGTTTTACCAATGTTTGTATCTACATATGTTTCTATAGCAGAAGCGTGAGCTTGTTTTATGTCTTCACTAGAGTTAGGTATTCCACCTATTTCTTTTTCAGTTACTGATAATTTGTTCCAAACCTTATCTGGTCTATTCATAGAGTAACCTCTATAACCTCTTCTTCTGAAATAATATAATAATCTAGGCTTGTTGTTTTCACAAAGTAAAGGCATACCGTAAAATATACATGCCATTAATACATCTTCAAAAAACATCTCAGCTGTTTGTGGTCTAGCAATATATTCTAAAAAGAAATGATTAGGAGGTATGTCCTCCATACTAAATTTTGTTAAACCGTGTAAAGCTCCATTAGAACCTCTACCATCAACTGTACCTGATATATCATAACTATCACAACCAAACGCTCCACAGTGATCATTACCTGGATACTTAGTATTACCTTTAATTATTACACGATTCTGAAGATTCGTAGGTGGAACCCAAGTTATATTAAATCTACCGTCTTTATTAGGCATAAATAAAACCTTAGAATCTTTAACACCATTCTCCCATTGAAAACTACCTTTAGTTACTACAGAGGTGTTTCTTAAGTCTTCATTGTAATCTATTTGCTCGTATATTTTTGTAAGATTAAAAAGCGATTGCTTTGTTTCATCTCTAAAAGCGTGCTGCTCTGTTCTTGGAAATTGACGATAGTATTCGTTTAAACCATCTTGATCGTTTTTTAAACCATCTACTTCGTTTTGCCAATACTCTATTACTCCTTGATCTATTGGATCACCCTGTGGTCCTTTTATTTCTTTACCTGGAGTGTTGAATACAGGAAATCCATAAGAATCAATGTATCCTTCGTAGTTCCATTCCATAGGTATGAACAAACTATAGAGTCCTGAACGAGTCTGCCCATTGGCGTTTCTTTCGTTAATATTTGAATCATAGTATAATTTTTTAAAATTTTCACCACCCTTGTCTAGAGCGTTTGATGTTGAGCCCATCATACATTTACCTATAATTCTAGAACCTAATCTTAAACAAGTTTTAGTTACCCTCCAGTTGTTTAATATATTTGTAGGTCTTTCCCACTTTCCACTTTCATCGTGTACTAGTAGTTTTAATTTTTCCCCGTCATACGAGTTGTCTCCTGTGTTTTTCCAGTCAATTGTTGTGTCGAGCCCCGATATTTCTTGTAACTTTTCGTTGGTATCAAGTTTCTTTCGTGTAAACTTCGACGCTGGTACTCTATACGCGAGTTCTGTTTTTGGCCTGTCCATACCGTCTTGTATCGGTTTGAAAAAGAAAGGGTAGTTGATCGATATTGGTACAACTTTGTCTGTAAACATTTTCTTCGCATCAGGCCCAGATTTTGATAATATACCAAACCTTGAATCTGTTGATATTGTTGCCTGGTTAACTGTTTCTCCAGATGCCATAAACGAGAATCCAGAACGTCTGTTTTTAAGATAACACATACCGTATGATCTGACGTCTGCTTTACAAGCTTCCCAGAATAAGTAGAATAATCTGTTTGACTCCCTAAAATCTGGCTGCCCAACATCAATCTTGGACCACTGCAGGTACATGTAGTTAGTACCAGTAATATAAGTAGGAACGTCTTTATTATTAAACCACATTCCTTCATCTCTTCTTTTAAACTCTGTATCGATATAGTCATACCATTCTTCTTTAAAGTTAGTAGGGTAATCATCCCAATCAAAAACAGATTTTATTTTTTTTAGCTCTTTAGGGTATTGAGTATGCTGCCACTTGTTTGATTCAAAAGAAACAACATTCTCTTGTTTTGGTAAAGCTATATTTAAACCTTGTATATTGTAAATTTCACCTATTTGACCAGTCTTACTTATAACAACAACGTCATATTCTTTGTTATAACCATACTCCCATTTTTTGTATTTGTTTAATCTATTTACAATTTTGGGTTTTATGTGGTGTTTTAAGACGCTATATAGAGTTTGCTCGTACATTACTTAGATCTTCCTTCAGCAAAACCTCTAAAAGACTTTTCTTGTTTAACTTCTTCTTTTTTAGGATCAAGCATATTCTCTTCTTCTTCAATACGATTAAGAATTTCAAAAGCATCGAATATAGCTAGCTTCTTAGTAGCTGCAGCGTTTTTAAGTTTATCAGCAGATAGATCATCATCAGAATCAACAATAGCTTCCTTAGCTACTTTAATTAACTCTTCAACTGCTTTCTGCCCAGCTAGGATTATATTCTTCTTGGTTTCCTTTGTGTTCATATTTAATTACAATATCATTAGATTTCATACAATAAACTCTTTGCTTGTCTATAATAAAATCCCATTCACTGTTAGGTGTAAAACCTAATACATCTCCTGGGATTATTTTAAGAGCTTCTAAGGACTTATTTCCGTATTTTAGTATACCAATAAGTTTTTGTTCTTTTTCTAGCTCTAAAGAGTTATTATTCTTTAAAGGCATTACAAAACATCTGTCCCCAAATGATTTCCAATTGCCTGTATTTTTATACAAATATATTTGATCTATAGCACAAAAGTATAATCCATCTTCAAAATAAGATCTACTATTTTTTTTAACACCTTTCATGTCGTAGAATACTCTAAAAACATTGTGATGAACTACTATTATATCTCCTTTTTTTATATCTGTTTTAAAAGCTTTAGGAGTTTCAACAACTACAGCCATATTATTGACTGATTTAAAGCTTTCTATTTTCGTGTTCAAGACTAAGGTCTTATCACCAAGTTTTATTTCATTTTCATATCTATCACCTAATGGCTTAATTATGAAATCGTATAAACTTTTCATCTAATATTCTAAATCATATTCAACGGATATAGCCATGTTAGAATTAAATTTCTTCCATGGCATTATCTCATCTCCTTTTTTTATGAATATACTATAAGAGTTTGATTCTTGATTGTGTAAGATTGCTGATATTGTGTGTCCTCCATAAACTTGTTGACTTACAGCATAATGCATTGCATCGTTTTTGTAATCAGAACCAATACTTATTTTTCTTATAACATTAGACATCTTCAGGTTTATTTTCTTTTTCAATAAAAGTATATGAACCATCTTCTAAATTAATGCTAATAGCACCGTATTTTTCTTCTAGATCATTTTTGCTTTTTTCTATATCTGAATTAAACTCAGACAATTGATGTAGCGTTGAATGCTTTTGAGCTTCTAGGTAACCAATATTTGATAATAAATCGTTAACAGTTTTTTGTTTTTCTTTAATACTTGTTAATTCTTCTGTTGTAATCTTTTGTTCTTTTGACATTGTATTTAATTTAATTGTTTTCATACTATGATAGTCACATAGTGTATCGTTTAATTACTTATTTAGTCTTCCTGAAAAGGATTAATCCCATTTTCTAACAACACTTCCAGCCATTCAGCTTCATTTGTAAAATAATCCATTTCATCCCAAGGTGAAATCATACATTGAGTTGGTAAAACAGAACCATAAGTTTTTATTTCTTCTCTATCACTATCCCAACCTATAAACCAAGTTTCTACTGAAGGGTAATTTAATTTTGATGTTTTTATCATTTTGTATATTTTAAGCTGTTCCTCCGTCTGTTATAGTCCAACCAAATACCGAGTCTAAAGAAGTTCTTGCTGCTTCAGCTGCTCCACCTGCTGTATATTGTGAATTACCAAGACTTATTGAAGGTGTTAAAGTATATCCTCCACCTCCAGGAAACTGTGCAAGTAAAGTATTATTCCATCCAATTAATAGCGCATCATAGTTTGCTGTTGAAAAGACTCCAACTGTTTTAAAGTTACCAAAGGTTGTTACTTTTGAAATATTCCAACTTTCTAAATTTTGGTCAAAAAGATTGGTAGTGCTAAACATTTGATTCATATTAGTCACATCACTCACATCCCAAGCACCAATATCTTGATTAAATGCTCTTGCTTGTTGAAACATACTTACTGCAGTAGTAAGACTACTAACATCCCAAGAAGAACAATCAGAGTTAAACGATTCAGCGCTTCTAAACATACCATTCATATTAGTTACAATACTTGTATCCCAATTTGATGTTTTACCAGTAAAAATATCACAGTCTCTAAAAGTATTGCTCATATTACCAACACTAGTTAAATTAGGAGCATCCGTATAAGTTCCAACTAAATTACTACAACCTCTAAAAGAAGCAGAGAAAGAACCCCAAACAATATTCCCCCATTGCTTGATATCTACTATTTTTAGTTTATCTCCACCGTTATTAAGTTTTATTTGAGGAAATGTTCCACTTATAGAAACATCATAGTCTCCAGCAGTAGTAAATGTTATTGTAGCGTCTCCAGTTATATTTGGGATTTCTTGACCATCACTTGTTTTAACAGTATAATTATAACTACCAGTCCCAATCGGTATAGTTATAGTTTCTCCATCTACTGTTGTTCTCCAAGTAGTTATAAAAGATGTTCCATCTAATCCAGATCCTGAACTTAACACTCCGCTAGGTATACCAATACCTATACTGATACCCATAGCCATATTACTTAGCTGATATTAATTGTTGAACAGTAGTTCCAGTTGCTAAAACATAATCTACAGTTACTGGTAAAAAACCACCAGTTCCTAAACCTTTAAAAGTTACAGCGTCACCAGCTACTGGAAGAGCGTTTACTACATTTATTGTGAATTCACCAGCTGTACCTCCTGATACAGTTACTATATCACCCTGTCTGTAGCCAGTACCAGCAGCTACAATAGTTGCCGCTGTTATTGCACCACCTACGACTGTTGTAGTTAAAGTAAGACCAGTACCTAAACCGCTAGCCGAAGTAGTTGCTTGACCTACGCCAGCTGTATAACCGCTACCTCCAGATCCTAATGTAATAGTAGATACTACGCCTTGAACACCTACAGTTCCACCAGGTATAACCTTTAGGTCTTTTCCAGCAGTTGTATTGTCTCCAATGTATATAACAGCACCGTTTAAAAAAGTAGTGCTGTTTATATCATTACTAGGTGTACAAACCTTTACATCATTTGTAGCAAAATCAGGTTGATTTCCGAATTGTCCCATTTTTATTATTTGTTATTTTGTTAAATTATTTTTCTTTTCGTATGATCTAGCTCCTACTAATCCTAACATTCCGAATAGTACTTGCATTGTAATAGTTGTATCTATACGTGGAAACTCTATCTCCCATCCGTTTACTGTAAACACAAACCTTAACAAAGGTTCTATAAACACAGCGTATAATAAACCTAATCCGCAAACCCAACCAATAAATGGTCTCCAGCCTGCAACAAACACCGTTCTGTGTGTTGCTTCGGCTTCATTTATTTTTATTTGCACTTCTGCCAATTTAGCGGCTATATCTAATTTTTTATTAGGATCAAGCTCTTTACCTTTTATCGCTTCTCTAATATCTTTAGCTAAATCACCAAGACCTTTTGTTCCGCTGCCTAATAATCTACTTAACCAACTCATTATTTAAGTTTTATAGCTTATAAAGCTTACTTAGATTTTTTTCTTCTTGAGATTTCTCCAGTACTTTCGCTACGATCGTAGAAAGACTTAGGAGACTTAGTCATTGTTATAGAATCACTTTTACGTTGTATTCTTGCAGCTCCTTTCATCGCTTTTTCAAAATCACCTGATGACATTTTACCAGAACTAAATTTACTTGCAATTCTATCCGTCATACCTATAGAACCTGTAGCTCCACTTAATATTTTCTCTCTGTTTTCTTTAAGTAATTGTTTTTGAGATTTTTTTGGATCTGGATCAACTTGTAATAAAGCTGAATCTAATCCTCTACCTGTTTTAGCCATTGGAGACCTTCCTGCTGTTTGTTTGTATGCCATTGTTTTGTTTTTTTTGTTTATTAACTTGTTTTTAATCTATTAACTTGTTTTTAATCTATTTGCTTTGTACGCTTCTTTTTCCCAAGGTAAGCTTTTATTACCTTCATCCATTGTAGATCTTGGTATTTTTTTACCTTTCCAATAAACGTTGTCATTGTCATAATCAAGATCACCTCTCTTCATTTGATCTAAGTGAACTTTCTCATGTCTAATCACGTCTTCTTGTTCTAGTTGGCTTAAATTTTTACCTACTATTATAGAACCGTTTTTGTTAGCTTTACCTAAAACACCGTCTTCCATATCTACACTGTAAATAGGAGTACTATCGTAATTATAAGGTGGTGTGTTTAGTTTGAATGCCATAAGTTTTTTTAAAAAAATCCTACGGGTTTTTACGCCCGTAAGATTAATTAGTTTAATTAAGACCTATACGTTTGCGTATACAGCTGAAGTATAAGTTGCTTGTGATTGCTTAGTAGTTATAACTTGTCTACCAGATCCAGTTTGTGCTGCTGGAACTTGAGCGACAGCAATTGGTGCTCCTACTGTAGATACTACTCCACCTGGATTAGCTTTTATAGCATCATAAATAGCCAAAACAACTGCGTTAGCTACTAATGGAGCTACGTGAGTTATTGTAAACTTTTTAGTACCATTAGCTAAGTCAATTTTTGTAGATGTAGTATTAACTGTTACTACGTTTGCGATTTCAGATACTGGAATCAATACTTCTTCTTGTGCTCCCGTTAAAGGAAATTTAATAAATGTTGCCATTTTTGTTAGTGTTAGTGTTAAGTTAGTGTTAGTGTGTGGCGTTTTTGAGTTTTATCACAGATCTCTACTGTTAAAATATTTACATTCTACTCTTAGAGTGCTTAGACATAAAAGAACCACCAGCTCGTGAATCAATTGGATTGTCACTTAGTAAGTTTTTCTTTTCTTGTTTATTAGATTCATAACCTTTGTTTTGATTATGCAAAGGAGATTTTTTCATCATAATACCTGATTCTCCAGCTGCTACTTCTAATTCTTTTTTCTTTTCGTATTTAGCTGCTTTTTTATCTCCGCTTTTATAGTCAGCGATAGCGTTTCTAGCGTAGTCTTGTTCTACTTTTTGTTTTGATTTTTTTAAAGGTGACTTTTTCATTTTTATTTATATTTATTTATTATTTAACATTTCCATCTTCTACGCGCTGCTAATCCTCTTTCACCCTTCCATCCTTTGGATCTAGCGCAAAAAGATTTTCTTCTTTTAGCGTCTTTGCTACCCGGTTTAACATCACCGGTTACAGCTGTCTTTAGTTTACTACCTGGGTTTTCTTTTCTATATTTTTTAACCCCAGCGGAAGTCATACCAGCTCCTTCTTTAGTAGATAAAAAGTTTCTACCTTTTCCTTTAGTTGTTTTACGAACTCTTAAGAAAGGTGATGAGTCTGGTTGAGTGTAAGGCATTTTATTTTTTTTTGCTATTAAACCATCTATCTAACGTGTAGCCTATACTCACTAAAAGTAAAACAATTTTTAAACCTAATTCTATAGTAGAAAAAGTAGCAACGCTTAATGTCATTGCATTGAAAAACCATATTTTTAAATCTTGCATATTGCCTAACATTTTATAGACCTTGAGCAATTTTAGTAATAGGTAGTCCTTTCGACTTCCCACAACCACAAGGCGCTTTAGATATCTGCATACCATTTATACCTGAACTAGATCCTTTGCCCATTGGAAAACCTGTAACGTCTAGTGGTCCATCCCATATTGCGTTTTCACCAACTTGACCTTTTGCTTTATCTTTCATAATAATTTATTTTTTAAATTGTTTAAAATCTTCCTTTTGAACTCCAGGTTCACCGTTGTACATTGGGTCTAGCTGATAGAAAGGTGGGTTAGCTAATGACGTTTGTCTTTGTGTCTCGTTTCCAAATATAGAATTAGCAGATGCTTGTACATTGTCATTAAATAAAGGCTTAGCCATACCTAATTGATTACCAGCTTTAGGTGGTGTCAGTGTGTACTGAGGTTCTTGATCAACCATTTCGTTGTTTGGTTGTGGAGTATTTTGATTTATCATATTATCTGTTTTTATCTTTGTTTACGTAACTTATAGCTTTAGTTAAAACCTTATCTGTGTAAGACTCACCTTTAACTAACTTATTGCTTCTACCATTCATTGAAATATCTTCTTCACCTAGCATTATCTTATACATTTTGTTTATAAGATGCTTGCATTTGAAAGAAACTTTGTATATATGGTATTTTTGAGTTGTATGATTTCTTTTTCTCCAAACAACTATCCAACCTTCTTTAAGAAGCCTGTTCCATCTTCTATTGTCCCAGCTATAAGAATAAGTACCTTCTATAAAATCATTTTTAGTAAAATACTCTATGCAATCAAAATAAATTAATAGCTCTAAATCAGAATCATTTAAGTCATTGTTTTTACAAGCCCATTTACGTATTATGCGATAATGTTTTAACAAGTTCATATCTTTTATATCCCTTGCTTCTAGCCTTCTCATAAAACAACAACTATATCTTGTAACTTTATAACGTGGTAAATATCTTTTTCAAATTCTATTTTATGACCAGCATGTCTATCAAAGTATATATTACTACCTTCTTTTAAACCCGCGGCCTCTGCTTCTTCACCAACCGAAACTATAGTTGCTTTAGTGTACCTAATATCTTCTCTCTGGTTCTGAGCAAGAAGTAAACCACCCTTTGTTTTGGTGGTCCCTTCTTTTTCTTTGTTTATAATTATATTTCTACCTATTGCTTTCATCTATTCTCAAGTTGTTTATTACACAATCTGTTGACAAAATAGTAGTAGCTACTGAAGCTGCGTTTCTTAGTGCGCTCTTTGTAACTAGCAAAGGATCTATAATACCAGCTTTAATCATATTAATAGTTTTACCATTAACTACATTTAAGCCGACTCCTTTAGTTTTAGGTGATTCGTAACCTTTTATACCAGCATTATCTAATATTGTCTTAAAAGGTGCTCTAATAGCCTCTAGAAGAACACTCTCGCCCTCTGACCTACTTGTTATTCTGTCAGAAGCATTTAGTAGTGCAATTCCACCACCTGGAACAATACCTTCTTTAATAGCCGCTTTGGTAGCGCAGATAGCGTCTTCAACTCTATCAGTTTTTTCTTTTAATTCAATTGCAGAATTAGCACCTATTTTAACTATAGCTATTTTAGCTGATAGCATTGCTAACCTTCTTTCAAGTTGAATTGTCTCATGTGATTGACTTGATTCTGTTAATTTAGTTTTAATATCTTCTATAATATCTTTAACTTCATCACTAGAATCTTTTACTTGTAAAACTGTCTCGCTGTGAGATGTAACACTTTTTAAACATGTTCCTAAATGTTCTACCTGAATCATATCCATATCGTCACCTAAGTCTTCGTTTATGATAGTGGCGCCTGTTAATAAAGCTAAATCATCTAAAACCTCTTTCTTACTGACACCGTAAGTAGGTGCGTCTATGACGTTTACTTTTATATTACCTTTATTTTTATTCATAGCTAAAGCCGATAAAACACCTTGATCTAAATCGCCTATAATAAGCAAAGGTTTATTGTTTTTTATTACGTACTCTAGCACTGATTGTATTTGTCTAATTGTATCTATTGGAGATTCTACTAGCAAGACTAATGGATTATCTAATTCAGCTGTTTTTAGCTGTTGATTAGTAATGAAATGCGAGTTAGTTATTCCTTTATCATACTGAACACCATCTACAATTTCTACCTCTGTTTCTCCGTCAGCCGAAGTTTCCATCATCACTACACCTGTATTGTTAACAGCTCTAAAAGCATTTGCTATAATTTTACCAAGCTCCGGATCGTTATTAGTTGATATAGTAGCTATCTGGTCTATCATATCTCCTTCAACGCTTACTGAAATTGATTTTAAATATTTAACAACTTTTTCCGTAGCAGAGTTTATGCCATTTTTTAATTCTCTAGAATTTTGTTTACCTATAACCTTATAAGCTTCTTGCAGTATAGCGTGAGCTAATACTGTTGCAGTTGTGGTACCATCACCAGCTTCTCTAACTGTTTTTCTAGCAGCTTCTTTAAGTAGAGTTGCACCCATGTTTTCTACAGGATCTCTAAGTATTATTGAATCAGCTACAGTTACACCATCTTTTGTTATAATAGGATTACCGGTTTGGTCTTCTAGCATGACGCATTTACCACTAGCGCCTAGAGTAGAACTAACTGCTTTAGTCAGTTTGTTTATACCTCTTAATACATTGTCCCTAGCTTCGTCTCCGAAGTTAAGGTTCTTAACAATTGCATCCATTTTGTATTTTATTTAATTAGATTATATTTAAGTCTTATAACTTACCGTTATTATTACACGTTTAGTAGATAAGTTACTATAGGAAATACAATAGGTATTGCAGAGGCTATAAAATCCCACCATTCAGGTGTTCCTAAATCCATTAACCAATCGTAAACTATTTCTTTAAGACCAACTAAAATAATACCTAAAACACCACCGGCTATAAACATGAAGTTTATGTTTGCG